GTTCTGCGGCGGCAACTTTTTGGACACCACGAAGAAATGCCAACATTGCTTCAGGATTTGCTGTAGAAGGTAATGTACCTTCCAAAACTAACGCCACATCACGGTCAGAAGCAACACCCGGTGGTAGATACTGAAGTACAGAACTGTTTCTGATATTACTCATTTCAGTCCGTAATACTGCAATCGGATCTTCTGCACCGAAAATAGTCTTCAATGCTTCATCAGCCCTAGCCGGTACACCAGACTTCATATCCGACTTAACGCTATCAATCTTGGCGATCAAGTTTGATGCTTTTATATCCAATGCAGATGCTTTTTGTTGAGCCTCAAGTGAGTCAACAATTACACCTTCAAACTTAGAAGAATTTAGACCAAGAATACCACCTAATACAGTGATCTGAGTTCCTAGTTGTTGAGCAAGTGCATCATCACCGGCTGATTGAGCTTCTTGACGTTGCTTAATTAACCCGGTCATCCGTTCAAGATTCTGTTCTGCTGTTGTGCCATCATCGGCTCCACCAGTCGGGTCTTCACCATAAGCTTTCATGCGCTCAGAAATTAACTGAATGTATGCATTCTTATTCTGAGATTCTTTAATACGCTTAGCAAGGGTAGGATTAATGCCTAAAGCAATCATTGCTTGCTCGTCATCAGCAATACCTAATGCAGATTTTCTTGTTTTAGACGTAAAGTCTGCTTCTTCTTGTTTACGCTGTTCTTCAGACTTGGCCCTGCGCTCTGCTTTCTCAGCCCGGACACGTTGCAAAAGACGATCTTTATTGGCTTCCATCCAATCTTGTATTTCACGTTCAGTCCGTCCTTCTTGACGAAGTTCTTCAGCAACTCGTCTTTTTTCGTCAGCAACTGCACGAGCTTCATCCGCCGCCGCACGAGCCTCTGCAGTATCTTGGAAGCCTCTAGTACGTAAACGGTCTACAATACCCTCAGCACGTTCTGATAACCGTGTAGCCGCACCAGTCAACCCAATAGAGGCTAATTGGTCTGCGGCTTCTTTCATTGCGGCAGGGTCATTAGGATCTAACCCTTTCATAATCGACTGAGCCTGACCAGCTTGACGCTCTTCAGGGCTCACAAACGCCTGTGACAAGGCTTGTTGTGCATCCCCGTACCCTAGCATACCTGCAACGCTACCAGCCGCTGTAGAGGCTCTACGTGCGATCTGGTTCATATCTACGCCCTGCTGAGCCATCTCTCCAGCCGCAAACGAGCGAAGTAAGCCCGGTAAAGCTGTGGTGGCTGAGACAGGTGCACCAAGTAACTGAGCCTGTGATGTGGAGCGCTGACGAAGCTTAGCAAGCTGTTCTTCACGAACTTGCTGAGGAGTCTTAAGCATATCTAAAATCATTGACTGTGCCATTATAGCTCCTTAATCGAAATAGTTGCCTTCATCGTCTTGAACAGAGTTGCCTGAAGCATACTCTAATGCCGCATTAACTGCATCAGAAGTAGCGCTACTACCTCCACTGCCAATTCCTAATGCATCAAGTAACGATTGATAAGGTGATGTTTGACCTGCTGTGGCTTCAGCACCGAAGTACGCCGCCAATGCATCTGCCAAGCCACGGACACGCTGACCTTCAAGAGCCGCCGCCGCTGTACCAGCACCTGTTTGCGCTTCAAGACCAGCAATACCACCTTTGTAAAGTGCTTCAGACTGACCAAGACCTGCGGACTGTGCAATGTTGGCTAGGTTGACTGCTGGAGTCAATGCCGCCAGAGCTTGTGTCTCTGGAGCAAATGCCGCACCTAACATTCCTGAGATATTCTGGATGTTTTGCCCGGTTAGTGCACCTGCCTGAGACAATGCAGAAAGAATGTCAGCAGATTCTTGCTCTCTGAGGGATTGTTCAAGTGCTAATTGCTCTGGTGTAGCTCCGCCATACAACATTGAGCTTGTGCCGCCTCGCCCTTGAGCGTATAGACGTTGCTCCAGAGCTTGACGCTGACGCTCAATACCGGGTGCTCGCATTGTTTGTAGCTGGCTGTATAGCTGATCAGGAGTGACCTGAGTTGCTGGAACAGCACCCAATGCCTGACTCAGTAAGCCTTGTTGAATAGCGGCTGGAGTCTCTCCAAGCTGTTGTGTTAACTGTCCGCCAGCACCGACTTGAGTAGTACCGGTTCCTGTTGTTACAGTGAACGGAGTAAACTCAGCCGCCTGTGCCGCAGTCTGCCCAAGCTGTGTAGCCTGCCCAGATAAGTCAGTTCCTAAACTTTTAAGATAATCAATTTGATCCCCTGAGAGCTCATACGGTAAGTATGCAGAGGCTATCTGACCTCCGGCTCCGATCAAATCTGCTATACTAGCCATCAGTATGTACCACCATCAATTGTACCTGCTGTTAGTGTTCCTGTAACAGTTACAGCCGCCGCAGTAAGCGTTCCTGTAAATGTTGGAGATGCAGAATCAGATTTTGTTGCTATCGATGTTTGAATAGCATCAAATTCTGTATTAATCTCTGTTCCTTTAATAATCTTTGCAGGGTTACCAGATGCCAAAGTATCCTTCACCGCAAAGTTGGTTGCTTTCGTATAGTTTGACATTAGATAGTCCTTCCTACAATTGCTTGTGCTGTCAATCTTTGCACTGAGACAGAAGCTCCATTCACTTCTGCTTCAATTCCTAGTTGTACTACTTGGCCTCCGCCACTAGCGTTTACTGTTGGCCGGTTGACAAGTACCCCTGCGTTAAATTCACCGATGTTATATTCCGCAATGTTGTACTCTGCAACTACTTGAGTGGACAAAGTAAATCTTTTCTTTTTGTAAGCGTATGAATAATCGTAACCCCAGTTCAATACAATGTCTGTGGAGCTACCACCGATAACAGTGATCTTTAGATTCTTTAGTAATTTCAAATTTGATGGAGCACCGAAGTCAATGTAGTTGGTAAAGTACGACATTTGATACGCAGTACCATTGTCGGTAAATCCATCGTACTTAGCAATACCTGCACCTTTACCCAGTAACAAGTCACCGCCACGTGTTCTACAGAATGCCTGTGGAGCTATTGTATCCCATTGTGTCGTTCTGTGTGATCCATCCTGCAATGGGGTACGCATGTCAAAACAGTATGTAATATTTGTAGTCGGTAAATGTAACAGGTAAAATGCTTCTTCTGGAGAGTATACCGAAAAGATATTACCGACTTCTGATTGCAAAAAGTTTGTTAGTTCAGTACGAATGTTTTTAGAAATGTCAGTCATTGGTGCTGACTTTTCTTGGATTGTTCTTTTGAGACTGCGAACACCGGAATCCGATAAGAATAGTAAATCTGTTCCAGTAACCTGTACAGAGTCTCTAGCGATACACCCAATACCCGCCACAGTATCTGCTAACTGCATAGTTGCAGGGTCATTTGCACCGGTATAAAGTAATATTTGGCGCTTTCCAAAAATAGCCAATATTCCGTTATGCACCGCAAGCGCAGTAATCTCATCCGCACCGTCAGGCCAAACTTTGGAGATATCTATAGAACCAGAACTTCCCGTGTCCCAAGCGGCTCCAATGAGTAAATCGCTCCAGTAAACAGTGGTGTTATTGGTTGACGTTTTGGCAACCCAGAGTCTACCAAAGCCAGACTGAACAATATCACCAGCAGGTACAGTACCGGAGTAATCCGGGTGTGCGCTAACTTCATCACAAGTGGTCCCATCATAGTAAATAGGATCAGACCCCTCACGGAACAAGTAATGTATACCGTTTAAAGTAGCGTGATCGTATAGACCATCGGACACTGTATGTGATGCCGGTGTAATATCAGTAAGTGTTGTTGTGCCTTTGTAGATAGCTGTAGAGCTACTTGAAATAACTTCAGTAGTTCCATCAGCCTTAATAAATTCTCCGATAGAGACTATCGAGTCTCCGCCAGATGTCGTTTCGTATGTCCATCCTTTGCGAGCACCGATACGTCCAAACTGGTCAATGACGCAATTGTCAGCAACCAATGCAAACTGTTCAGGCAATGAAGTTGGAGAGTCTTGGGTGTTAAGCCCGTAGAATCCCGGAGCCTGAATTGCAATACTTTGTAGCTGTTTAGCCATTAGACTGTTGTCCAGATAGTTTCGTCAGGACTTAACCCGGCATCAAATGCCACTGCGTTAGAAAGTTCTTGTTGTGCAAAGATTGCTTGCTCAGCCGCTGATTGACCACCGGTTTCACCTCGTTCACGTAGAGCATATGAATACGCCCATTGAACAATAGGGAATGTCGGGACGGATACTGTGTCTGTGTCTGAGGTCAAATCTGATGGACGTTTGACTGCATACACACTGATTGATTTAACAGCATCTGGTGTCCGGTAGAAGCGAAGTTGTGCATCACCGTTACCATCTAGGCCATCAATAGCGTAATATGATATTGGGCCTTGTGCAGATTCTGATTGCAGATTCAGTTTACGAATACGCTGTAAAGACTCTTGTAATACTTCGACATTCTCAGTCTCATTATGTACATACAGAATCTTAGAACGAACACCAAAGTCCGTTAAAGAATATTGGGCAGTCCCTGCAACCGTTGTGATGTCGTAAGTATACCTAAGACCTGTCCAGTCCCAAGTGTCTTCAACCAATCTCTTGGCATCATTGACAAAATCACCGATGAGTTTGGAATAATCCGATTCATCGATGGTAGTAACTTCTTCTTCACGAAGTTTACGCAGAACTGCGTTGACAAGCTGTAAGTAAGTCATAACTATATGTTACCATAAAAGTTGTTAAATGTCAAGAAAAACTTCTTCCTAATACTTCACGTGAGAACAATGGTTCTTCATTCTGAGCTAGGTCAAACTCTGATTCTAAAGAAACGACTTCTTCATCCTTTTTAGTAGGGGTATCAGGCTGACCACCTTCAAGCAATTGAGATAAACCAATCATTTGAAACTCAGGATTAAGATCAAGCGTATTGACATCAATACCCATGTCTCCTAGTTCTTTGAGATTGTACTTTCCACCAAGATCTGCAGTCCGGAATCCACTAAAGTCTACTTTAGGGATGTTTTCTTTAAATTTTGTAGCTAAGTAGTCGAAGTCAATGTCATATGGCTGTAGCGCACTAAAGTTAACTTTACCTTTAACTTGAGGAAGTTTACTGGCTAACAGTCTTGCTTTGTCTTCAATGTAGGATGCGTTCTTACGAACATAGTCTTCAATTGCTGAGAATTGTGATGTGTCAATGCCTAAGTCTGTAGCAAACTTATTGAAGAACTCAGGTGCTCCTAAGTCAATACCTGACAAGTCAATACCTACGGTTGATGCAAGCTGTCCTAGATCTGGTGTTGCACCGCCTCGTTTATTGTATTCTTTAGCACCAGCTATTAAAGCATCTGATGTATTAGCACCTTGGTCTAATTTTACTGCTGTACGTAAACCTGCATACCCAAGAGCATTGATAGTAGGATCGTCAGAACCTAAATATCCGACAAGTTCATCGCCGTAGCGATTTGTAATAGATTCTAACGGATCTTTACCCTCAACAAGAACATCATAACCTACACGGGCTACATCCATGTTCTCTCTGACAATGTCAAAGGCTTCAGAACCAATAGCATCCTGTAGTGCTTGTTGTCCTGCTTCTTTAATACCAGAAGCTTCAAGAATGTCTTCACCATATGCAGAAACAATAACTTGCAGTGGATCACCACCTTCAGCTAATGCTACAGAGGTATCTAAGGCTTTCTTAACATCAGCAGGGAGAGGCTCACCTGTTTGGATATCGTACCCTGCGGCGGCCATAGAAGCCACTTGAGACGGTGATAGTTTCTCACCTGAGTCTAGGGTAGCATAAGCATCTAAAAACGGAGCATACTGAGGAAAGAATACTTGTGCGGCTAACTGGACATAAGGGTTCTGAATGGCCTTGTCAATCTCGTCAACACCTTCACGAACAATGTCTTCAAACTGCTCACCTGCTTTGACAATTGGGTCAACGACAGGAGCAAGTACAGCATCATCAATAGCCGATCCAACATCACTAACCGCT